GGAGATAATACTCCAGGATCAGGTGAAATTAAAGCTTTAGGTGATCTATGTTGGAAAGTTCTTGAGCCATTACGTGCACACTTTGACAAGCCTGTTACGATTACCTCGGGCTACCGCAGCGAGGCGCTGTGTGAAGCAATCGGCAGCAAAAAAACATCGCAGCACGCGCTGGGCCAAGCCTGCGACCTAGAAATTTTTGGCGTACCAAATATTCAGACAGCTTACTGGCTACAAAATAACGTGGACTTCGATCAATTGATCATGGAGTACTACGACAAAGACGACCCCGCAGGCGGATGGGTCCACATATCTTATCACGAATCAGATTCAAATAGAAAACAAGTTCTTACTTTTGATGGAAAAAAATACACCGAAGGGCTACCAGAGATGAAGTGGTCCGGAGGAAAAGTAGTAAATTAAAAATTCTAGCGCGCTACGCGTATAGTCCTACTAAATCCATGATTTAAGTTCTTCTCCTAATACTTCAGATGCTATATCTATTTTTTTACGTAAAGCTTTAACTATCTTTTCATCTACAGTATCATCACAAATTAAATCTACATAAGTTACTGGTTTTTTCTGTCCTATTCTGTGTGCACGGTCCTCTGATTGTAAACGCTTTTCTAGGTCATATCCGTTAGAATAGTAAATTACGGTGTTTGCAGCCGTCAAAGTAATGCCATAGCCGCCCGTAGAAGGCGTTCCAACGATAAACCGACACCTAGGGTCGTCTTGAAATTTCTTAATATTAGGTTGTCTTTCATCTTGTGGTGTTAATCCATAATAGTCAACAATGGACCCCGGACCATATTTTTTTGTAACTTCTTTAATTATATTTGTAATGTCATATTGATAATGTGCCCATATAATAGCTTTACCTTCTGTTTCTTCTAACACATCCATTAATTCTGTTATTCTATTATTTTTTATAGATTGAGTAGAGCCATCATCAGCAGTAAAATGACCACAAGTAATTTGTTGTAGTCTCATTAGCTGTGTTAGCACATTTACAGTGCTAGTAACTTTACCGTTAAGCATTGCTATTGCTTGATCTTTCATTTGTTTATAAATTTTAAATTGATCTGCAGTCAATGTTATATTTCTTTTCATGTAAATTTTATCAGGTAAATCTAAGCAATCTTCTTTTAATACACGATAAGAAAAATTTTTAAGAGTGTCAGATAATTCTGATAAATTTTTAAATTTATCTACCACCTGTATTGACCTACCATGCACATGCATAGTTTTCATTTCTGCGTATCTATTTCTAAATGCATAATATGACGTATAATCTAATAACCACGGACTTAAAAATTCACATTGGCTATATAAATCTAGTGGATTTTTAGTAACAGGAGAACCTGTCATAATACGTTTGTATTTAGCAACATTAGATAATTTAATTATATTTTTAGTTCTTTTAGCATTAGGATTTTTTATAGTTGTAGACTCATCTATAGCCATTAAAGGTTTATGAGCATTTAAAAATTTATAAGCAAAATTGTATCCTTTTTCTGTAGACAAAGCTTCAACATTCATAACTAAAATATGAAAAGCTGTTTCTATTTCAAATAAAGTTTCTAGTTTTTCTTGTTGTTTTTTGTTTATGTTTGCTTGCCACAATACGGTCACATTTTCTATGTGATTTGGTAGATGAGCAGGAAGCTCTTGATTATACCAAGTGCCTATAACACCTTTTGGTGCTACAATTAAAATACCGTCTATTTTACCTTTATCATATAGCATTGCAGCGTTGTCTATTAATACTTTGGTTTTACCTGTGCCCATTTCCATAAAATACGCATAAGTTTCTCTATTCCATGACTTTTCTAAAGCAGTCAATTGATGCTTATAAGGTTTCATTTTAAATTTATAGTTCATAGTTTTCTTCTTTCTAGTTGACAATATAATGTTAAACACCTATATTGTCAAGCATGAAAGAAAATATAGTTTATGTCATACAGGAAATTCCAGGAACACAATCAGGCAATCCTAAAATTAACATTATGGGTGCATCTCATTATGGTCAATTTAAATTTTTATTGCCAGAATTTTCTCAAATAATATTTTCTCCCGGACCTTTAATTTTTAAATTAAGAAAAAGTTTAAAAGATTTTAAAGAAGGAGATTATTTATTATTAACAGGTGATCCTGCAATCATAGGTGTTGCATGTTCTATAGTTTCTGATATTACAAACGGCAAATACAATCTATTAAAGTGGGATAAACAAGAAAGAAAATATTATCCTATTGAAATTAACTTATACGAGAAAGGAGAAATTAATGATTGATTTTGAAAAAGACCAACAAGACACAATGAAAAAGACTGATAACATTCAGTCACTTGCAGATCAAGTTGAAAAACTAGAAACATTACAAACTAGACTTGAACTACAAGAAGAAAATATGAAAAATACAAAAAAACAATTAGAACATTTATCAGGAGAAGTAATTCCAACTATGATGAGTGAAATGGGTTTATCTCATTTAAAACTTATGGATGGATCTTCGGTAGATGTTAAGCCGCATTACAGTGCTACAATTACTGTAGCTAATAGAGAGGCGGCTTTTAAATGGCTTCGTGACAATGGACTAGGAGATATAATCAAAAACGAGATATCCGTATCTTTTGGTCGTAACGAAGAAAACAAGGCGGCTGATTATGCCAACCTTGCACAAGAGCGTGGGTACCAACCGACACAAAAGTTGAAGGTTGAGCCCATGACTCTTAAAGCGTTAGTCCGTGAGCGTATAGAGGCAGGAAAAGAAATGCCAACGGAAATTTTCAACGTATTTGTTGGAAATAAGACTACAATAAAAAGGAGCAAATAAACATGAACCAAGTAGCAACGAAAAAAGAAGGAGCATTATCTACAAATTTATTTGAAGCTGATGCTAATAAAGGATCTCAAAACATATCGCAAGAAGACCTTGCGTTACCGTTCTTAAAAGTTTTGGGACAATTATCTCCAGAGGTCAATAAGACTCATGGAAAATATGTCGAGGGCGCAGAGCCAGGCAAGATAATAAATACTGTTACCAATGAATTGTATAGCAATATAAATGTTATACCTGTTTTTTACAAAAGACAGTATATAGAATGGGCAGATCGTGGAGTGAGCACAGGAGCACCTGTTGCAATGCACGAGGCAGACAGTGATATTGTGAGTACAACTACTCGTGATAAATCTTACAAAGATAGATTACCCAATGGTAATTATTTGGAGAACACTGCTAATCATTTTGTAATATTAGTGGGAGACAGTCCAACCACAGCTTTGATTTCTATGAAAGCTACTCAATTAAAAGTTAGTAGAAAATGGAACTCAATGATGATGGGAATTAAAATGCAGGGCAAAAACGGATTATTTACACCGCCAACTTACAGCCACATTTATAATCTAAAAACTGTTCAGATGTCTAATGACAAAGGAACATGGTTTGGATGGGATGTAACTAAAGTTGGTCCTGTTACTGACAAGTCAATCTATGACATAGCTAAAAACTTTGCTGAGCGAGTAGGCAAAGGTGAAGTTCAAGCTAAACATGGATCAGAGGAAACAAGTAGTACACCATACTAAACGAATCCTAGGTAGTGGGCGTCTAAGCGAGAGTGGAAACGCCCACTTTTAATTTATGTCAGTAGAAAACTTTAAAAACATATTCCAAGGATTAGAACGTGCTCATGGTTGCACTAAAGTAAGTGCACCTGCAGAAAATGGTGTCAAATTAAAAGGACAATCGTTTGTAGTACGTCAACCAGTGACCACGGAACTGTGGACCATGCATTTAGATGGCACACAAAGTTTAGGTATTATACCAATTAACGAAGACAATCAATGTATATGGGGTTGTGTAGACATAGATTCATACGCAGGTTTTGACCATAAAAAATTAATAAATAAAATAAAACAATTTAAACTGCCTTTGGCTGTGTGTAGGTCAAAAAGTGGAGGAGCACATGTCTTTCTCTTTTCCGAACAACCGGTAGCAGCAGAAAGAATGAGAGACAAACTAACGGAGATAAAAACATTATTAGGATACGGCGGATCAGAAGTTTTTCCAAAACAAATTCAATTAAAATCATCAGACGACACAGGAAATTTTTTAAACTTACCATACTTTAATGGTGACAGTACAACTAGATATGCATTTAAAGATGATGGTAGTGCTGCAACATTAGAAGAATTTTACACAATATATAATACAGTTAAGCAAGAGGACATTACAAAAATAAAAATAGAAAGACCACAATCAGAATACTCTGATGCACCACCCTGTATAGAACTTATGGCTATGAATAAAATACCAGAAGGAGGTCGTAACAATTCTATGTTTCATTTTGGTGTGTATGCTAAAAAGAAATGGCCAGCAGAATGGAAAAGTAAAATGACTTTGTTTAATGCAACAGCATCAACAACACCATTAAGTGAATCTGAAGTAGAAATAATTAAAAGACAACATGACAAAAAAGAATGGGGTTACAAATGTAATGACACTCCTATGTGTAACCTATGTGATAAAAAATTATGTAGAGAAAGAAAGTTTGGTATTGGTGAAGAGATAGTATTTCCTGCACTAACTGACTTACAAAAAATTAAATTAGAAAAACCATACTACTATCTAAACGTAGATGGAGAACGACTACACTTGGAAAATGTAAAATTTTTAAAACAACAAAGTTTATTCCAGGAAGCATGTATGGAACAGCTAGACTTTAAACCACCAACAGTAAAACCAAAAGATTGGGACATGATAATAAATCCATTAATGAAGAATCACGAACCAATAGATCCACCAGAAGGTGTAACTACACAAGATCAATTACAAAATCATTTAGAAGAGTTTTGTTTAGATAGACACATAGGATCTGATGTTAAAGATTTAAAACGTGGTGGTGTGTTAACTAAAGACGGCTATCATCATTTTATATTTGATAAATTTTACAATCAGTTTTTAATTAGAAAACGTTGGGATGTACCCTATTCACGTACAGCACAGATGTTAAAAGAAACATGCAACTGTGATGACAAACGAATAAGCAAAGAAAGAATATCTGTATTTGTTGTAAAACAATTTGATAAAAAAACAGATGATTATACACAAAAAGAACTTAAACCGAAAGACCCTTATTAATGAGAACAATAGTATTAGGACCACCAGGCACAGGTAAGACTACAACTTTGTTAAATAAAGTAGATGACTATTTAAAAAATACTGATCCTGATAAAGTTGGGTACTTTGCATTTACACAGAAAGCTGCATACGAAGCAAGAGACAGAGCAATTAAAAAATTTAATCTTACAGAAGATGACCTACCATATTTTAGAACACTACACTCACTAGCATTTAGAAAACTTGGAATAAAAAAAGATCAAGTAATGCAACAAAGACATTACAAAGATTTAGGAAAGAAGTTAGGTTTTCCTGTAACTTATGCAGACTATCAAGAAGATCAAGGCAGTGCATTTAATTCTGATAGTGAATATTTACGTATTATACAACTAGCACAATTACGAAACATTACATCAGAACAACAGTTTGATCTTAACGAACACACACAAGATTTAGAACGAAGCACGT